ATCGTAGTCATCACCTTTCTTAAATTCAGAACCGATAACTAATAATGTAGCAGCGCTAGCTGTTTCAGAGTGACCAGTTAAAACATCTTCGTCGTATGCTCTTAAACCTATTTCTTGGTTATTAACAGCTACAACTAAACATCTTGAAACTTTACCAGCAGAAGCTAGTAAAACGATATCATGATTTCTAACACCGTGATTAGCAATAGCAAAGCCATCACCAGCAATGTTACCATCAATATCAGACACAACAGTAAATTTACCTTTTGCACCTGATGAACTTACGTTACCGTCTAAATCGATCGTACCTTTAAGTGAAATATGTAATCTTGATTGTTCAGACCAAACGACTCTATCAGACGTCATAGCCTCTTCTGCACCGACTTGATTAAGGAAACCAGAAATTGTACGAGGTCCAAAAACCTCAGCTTCTTTTTCCATCAATTCAGGCAGGTATTGTTGAGCCCAACCTTCAGTGTCAGTGCTCGTAAAATCCACGTAGTTTGTGTTTAATGCTACTTTCTGTGAAGAAGGAACACTATTTAAACTACCTCCTGGAGTAATTGCCATAATTTTGTATTTTTAAATTAGTTATTTATTTATTTTTAATTTTAAACTTAAAAGTTGGAGAAGTATCATCGTTAAGCACTCTAACTTTAGGACCGCTAGTGTTATTGTTTGAAAATGCTTGCCTTGGATCCATACTTACGTTTTTAGCCTTGGCAACGCTATCTTTCATAGCATCAGCTTTTCCTTGTTCATAAAAATGCTTAGCAATAGCGTCGGGATTCATAGCTGTATATAGAGATTTGTGATAACCTTTAGCATCTGACATTTCATTATTTTCATTCAAGAACTTCTTGACAAAATTATTAATGTCGCTTTGAGTTTCTTTTACCTCACCAGCGTTTTTCACGTTAAACCGATATTTTTTATCTCCGACGTTATATTCAAAACCTTTGAATTTATCGTTAAAAACTTGTTGAGTTTTTAATTTAAAAGTATTAGTTTGTTTGTCCGCTATTTTTTTATTCTCTTCGCTTTCTTTGTTGTATCTATTAAAGAAATTTATAGCTTTTTGCTGCTCACTAGTGAGTTTGCTTCCGGCTTTAATTTCTTCATAGTATTTAGACTTTTGCCCGTCTAAGTGGCTTTTAGCGTTGGCAACTTGCTCTTTTAACGCTATCTTTTTCTTTTTAATCTCTCTTTCTTCATCAACTTCTTCATCATATGAAAATGAGTCTTCCATTAAAAAACTAATTTCATCATCTGTTAAGTGAGACTTTGTTTGTTTGTAGTATTCTCTTAATACTGTCATATCGTCATAACTAGAATAATCTTGATTAAGACGAACGTAATCTTCTAAGCTACCACCAGTTTCCTCCATAAAATCTACAACTTTTTGTAAATTTTCTGGTATTGCTTTACCAGTTTCTTGAGCTTCTTCTATAGCTTCTTGAACTTCTCCTGCTAACTCTTCTGTTTGCTCTTGAACTTCTTCTTCAGTAACTTCTTCTAAAGCTGGCTGTTCTTCTTGTGTTTCAGCTTTCGGTTGTACTTCTTCTTGTTTTTCTGTGGTGTCGGCATCTTCAACGAGCTCAACCACTCTGCTGTCGTCAGCGTTATCTTTTTTAGCTTCTTCTGTAACTTCATCTTCTTTTGGTGTTGGTGGTTTACTTAAATCTACCTTAATGACGTTGTCATCTTCTTTTGTTTGCTTTTTGCTAAGATCAACTTTTACAACGTTGTCTTCAGCAGCCTTTTCGACTGCTTTTTCTTTTTTCTTTTTTGCCATAATATAATATAATAATAATTAATAATTGTTATCTAGGATCAAATGCACCTAAATTAAATCCGCCTTCTAATATATCATTACCTGCGGACTCAAAGTTTTTAGGTAATTTTTCATTTTTTCTTTGATCTATAAGCTCACTTTGTTGTGTGGCTTGTATTCTCGTTCTTTCGTCTTTACGATCTTCTTTTTCTTTTTCTTTAGCGCTAATAGTTTGATTTTTCATATTTTCTAATTGCATGTTCATTTCAAACTCTAACTGCATCAACTCTTTTTTGTACGCAACTTCTTGCGCTTGTTTTTGAGCATCAAGTTGTGCTTTCATTTGCTCAAGTTGCGCCTCTGCTTGTGACTTAGCCTGTTCTTTTTGAACTTCCATTTGAGCAGCAGCTTGCTGAGTTTGCATGTTAGCTTGCGCTTGCGCCTGTATATTTTGTTGCGCTATCATTTGATCTTTTTCTTGCTTTTGTTTTCTACGTATTTTTAATAATTGATTAGCAAGTTTTACGTTTTTAATTTCTCTAAGATCAATAGCATCTTCAAGGTCTATACTTTGTTGCTGCAACGCCATTTGTATATTGTTTTCAAGCATTGCTTTTTCTTCCTCATCTGGTTGTAATTCAATAAATATACCAAAATCGTACAAATGTAAATTTTTCATTTCATCAAGAGTAGCTACATTATGCACGCCTATTTGCTGTATAAATGCGTCTGCTGTTGGAGAGTATTCTATAATATCAGATATTCTAAGCGATAAACACTCTGCTATTTCAGATGTTAAAAACAAACCAGACTGCAATATATGTCTTGTTGCTGTATTAGAATTAGCAGCAGCTAATTTTTGCACACCTACTAAAGCATTTTTATCTGGCATGCTACCATCTCTAGCTTCATTAAGTCCTGTCGTATCTCTTATCATTTGTAGATAATAATTATACGTACCTATTAAACTTTGCATTTTAGCACCACCACTACCAGACTGTATTTCTTGAATAGGTACTTTGCCTGGGTTCATATCACCTTCAGAAGTAAATGATCTACCAATAACAGAACCCGTTTGGAAGAACATGTTTAAAGCTTCTTGTGGGTTATAATTTGTACCATTACCTAAATCTATTTCAGCTAAGCCATCAGCGTCTAAATAAACACCATCTGGCACCATACGTGATAATACTTGCTGTAACTTTAAATGAGTAAGCTGTATCATATCAGCGAAACCTGTAATACGTTGTACTAAAGACTCTATACGACCTTTATACATACGTGGAGCTACAATCGCGTAATTCATTTTAACTTTTGTAAAATCGCTTTTAGGTCTCATCATGTTTTTAGCCATTTCCCACTTTAACAGCTTGTCTGTTCCTAAGATAATAGCACCGTCATACAAACACTCTATAGATCTTTGTAGTTTACCAAAATTACCGGACTCTTCCGGTGGGTTAAACGTATCGTCTTTAGCTAATATCTTTTCAGCTCCACTACCAGTTTCTTTTACTTTGTAAACTTCGTTCATATATGTTTTATAATTAAAATATAAAACTTGAACTTGGTTTTTGTCATGTTCACTGTGGTTGTAACCTTGATTATAGTTTGTGCTGTGATAGTTTTTGTTTTTAACTATATCTTCTAAATCTTGATGGTTTAAGTGTGGAAACTGTTTAGCTAGCTCGTTTATAGGTATAGATTTTACTTCACCTACATAGTATATATCGTCAAAATAAGGCGATTCAGTATATGAGTAAACTAAATCAGCAGGGTCAACGTAGTCGACAACAACGCCTTCAGATGTGTTAAAACTAGTTTTTACAGCACCAATACCTAACACTGTTAAATCATAATAAAACTGTTTTTTAATTAATTCATATTTACTACCTTCAAGTAAAACGTTAATAGCTTGTTCTTCAGCGATTTCAATAGACTGCTTGTACGTAACTTGCATATGCAAATTAAGCTCTTCTTCAGTTCTAGGTAAATCATCATTGCTATTTTCATATAAATCAATACCAGTATTTTCTAATACATAGTCATTTATTTCTTTGGCTCTTATATCAGAAATAACAGACATCATGTAATCTGTTCTTTCTTTAACGCCATATGGATCTTGCGAGTATGCTTTTATATCATATGTTCTTTCTGCAATACCATTAACTACTATATCGACAAACTTAGGTATAATAGGTACTGGTTTCCAGTCTAAATTTAAATAAGACAAATCGCCGTTTATAGACAACTCATCTTTGTACTTTTGTATTGATTGTTCGCCCCTAGCGTACAATCTTAAATTATGAAAATTATTATGATTAGTTTTATATCTATTAGAGCCTCTTTCAGTATGAAACCACTCAGCCTCAATAGCCTTAGCTACTTTTAAACCATAATCATAGCTCATTTTTTCCACATCGCTTACGACTTGAGAAGGAAAATAACTTTTTACAATCATATTTATTTTTTAATTAATTTAGATGTATTACCTGTGTTTGTGTACTTAGCAATACTTATGTTTAGTTTAGGTTTTTCTACCTTTGCGTTTGGCCTATACAAATGTCTGTTATTAGCCATTATTGCTAATCCAGAACTTATAGAAGCATCATGCTTTGTTCTTTTATTTATATCAAACTTAGCCCAGTCATTTAAAAGCTCATTAAAATAACAACTACCAAATTGACCTTCGGCATTCATACCTACGTGGCTTTGTATATACATTTCAATTGCAGCCGCATGCGCTTGCTTAATATCTTCACTTGAGTTTGGTATACCACCTATTTCTTTTTCAGCCGTAGATAATTTATTCCATATTTTGTCAGGTCTGTTCATACTAAAACCTCTGTAACCACGTCTTCGTAAATAATACAATAGGCGAGGTTTGTTGTTCTCTGCAAGCAAAGGCATCCCGTAAAATACTAATGCCATTAGAACATCTTCAAAGAATATCTCTGCGGTCTGAGG